GGTGGCCTACCGCCAGGCCAAGGGCCATGTGCTGCCCCTGCTGATTCCGCCTCTGGTTCTGCACGGCATGGAACGCGAGCTCGAGGATGCCTTTTTCGGCCTGATCGGCGAGACCGGCCTCACCTGGCACTTCGTCAAAGGTGACCCACCATCGGTCGAAAGCGTCAAGCGTGGCATCAGCAGCGTGCAGGTCACTCTGAGCGCTGTCCTTAGACTCAGGTAGGACGATCGGCTTCGCGATGGTGCAGCAGCGACGCATTCTCACCGGAGCCAACGGCATGCTCCGCTACAACGGCCAGCGCATCTCAAAGTGCAAGAACTTTTCGATTGAAGTCAATCGCGACAGCCTGGAAACCACCTCATGTGGAGAGGACGACCGCGAGTTCATCTACGGACTGCGGGGCGGCCAGGGCAGTGCCGTGGTGCTCTACGACGCCAATGACATCGCCACTGCCGCTCTACTCAACAGCATCCTCAGCAATGAGGAGCAGTCAAGCCAGGTGGAAATGACCATGGACACCACGACCCTCAAGGGCCTGGGCTACGACGCGCTGTTGACGAATGTCGGCACTCCCGTGGCCGTCGGTGAGGTGACCGCCTGCACGATCCAGTTCCAGGTGACGGGTCGCTTCCGGGGAGGCTTCTGATGGCCGTCCTCGGGCATGGCGGCCGGCTGAAGCTGCGGCGTGAGGCCCCTGAGCCGCTCGTGCTGTCTCCTGACGCCCTGCATCTGCAGAGCTCTTCACTGATGGTGAGCAACCCGGCCTACTGGAGCGGCGACCCCGTGACCCTGGTGGCCGATCGGGGGCTGCCGATCGCCCTCGAGGACGACGCCCCGGCCTGCCCTGACGGCTACGCCATGTACGGCGGCAGCGACTGGCTGATTCCACCCCACAAGCCCCACATGGAGGACGACGACAGCCCGTTCTACCTGGAAGATGACAATGCCCCGTTTTATGTCAACGAAGACGCGGTGGGTGATGTCTCATCTGCCACCTATTACATCTATCGTGATCAGCTGGACCGCATCAGCTTCTACACCAGTCGAGCTGCAGCGTTGCGGGGCAACCCTCAGGACAGAATGCAGCTTTATCGGGTGGACTTCGGCAGCTTGATCCTGGCGCCCTTCGGCACACTTGACTACCAGAACGCCCTGGCTGTCTGCGCTGGCGACCTCGGGGACTACAAATCCGGTGATGCGATTGATGAAGTCACGCTCAAGTCTGTCTGCTCTTACGCCCCGGACTATCAAAGCCCTGCAGCTGACGACACGGACTACAGCAACGCGAGCCTGTCCACCCTCAAGGGTCTCGACTGGCTGATCCAGGCCGACCTGCGGGAGTGGTCTCTCACCCTGACCGCCTCCGAGGTCGACACCACGGCTGTGGGCGAGCGCTTCGGCGATGCAGTCAAGAGCATCGTGACCGGGGGCGGCACCATGGACTTCCTCATCAACCGCGCCGACTTCGGGGACGGTCACCAGGATTCAACAGCCCTGCTGGCCCTGGTGCTGCTGCTCGAAAAGGGCTGCAAGGCCTCCGCCCAGTTCGTGATGGTTGGAGGCCGCCCCGAGACCGATAGCCACCTTCTGGCCGGCGACCTTTACTACGAGAGCCAGCTGCTGATCACGTCAAACGCAATCAACACCCGTGCTGATGACATCATCGCAGGCTCTCTCAACTTTGTAACCGTGGGAGAGATCGCACTCCGAATGGGCACAAATTAAGCCAGTCCGTTTTTCCTAGGCTGAGCTGAAAGACGCCTCTTGACGGTGGCCCGGATTAAACGGAGTGATGAGCCCGGAAATGCAGGGCTGAAGGGTGTTTCCCAGGGCCTGTTCCGAGAACAGCTGGCGGCCCTGTCCGACATGATGCGCCAGGTGGCCGGCAATGCCGTGGTGCTGCCGGGCAGTGGCGGGCCGATGGATCCGCTGAGCGCACCGTTCACGCTCTATGTGAATCCCTACATCGGCAGTGATAGGTTCGTTGGTGGCTCATACAATACGCACGAGGCTAGCGGCAGTGATGAAGAGATCATCGCGCAAAAGCTGAAGCGCGTTGAGCTGCAGCGGCTGGAGTGTGGCTACACGTCGCAACGACCTTTCAAAACGATCAACCGCGCCTGTATCGAAGCGGCGATCATTACCAGCAAGAGCTGGTACACGTACACCGATCCACGAGCGCATGTGGATTGTGTATCCATCGTGCTGTCGCCTGGTGTTCACATCCTGATCACGGATGAAGGCAGTAGCAGTACCAACATCGCAAGCTGGGGAGCATCGAAAGACCCAACTGCAGATGATCTGAAGCTATTCAACCCAGTCACTGGTGGCGTTCTGTTGCCCCGTGGCTGCAGCCTGTGTGGCGCCGACCTGCGCAAGATCACGATCAGGCCAACATGGGTGCCGGCCAATGCACCAGAGGCTGCTGACTTCAGCAACCGTCGCGGAATGCTAAAGATAACTGGCACCGGATACTTCTTCGGTTTCACGGTGATGGATAAGATCGGCTGGAATCAGTCGCATCACCTACTGGATGCGTTCCATTTTGCTAGCAAGGCTGAACTTGATACGTTCTATGCCAAGTGCCGTTCCGCTGTTGGCACTGGCGCTGATCTGAGCAATACGCTGACTGTTACGCGCGGGACCGAGTATCAGATCGTCGGCCCGATTGATCAGACTCAGAATCCCACCAGTGCGTGGGATACAACCGCATCGGCATCGCCGTACATCTTCAACTGCAGTGTCCGTTCTGACTACGGCATGGGCGGCGCCTTCATGGATGGCGCCAAGGTCGAGGGCCTGAAGAGCATGGTGTGCGCCAACTTCACTGGCGTGAGCCTGCAGAAGGATATGTCGTGCTGGCAGCGTTACAACGGCACTACCTGGACGACTACCACCTACGAGCAGTACATCAACGCTGATCCTGACAACATCAGGATGGATCCGACTCGTTTAAGCCGGCACATCTCAGCGATCAATGATGCCTTTATCCAAGAGGTATCTGTATTCGCCATCGGTCATGGTGTCCACCACTTCACTGATCGCGGTGGAGAAATCACGGTCACGAACAGCAACAGCAGCTTCGGTTCAGTTGCCGCTTATAGCAAGGGCTATAAGAATCTTGCCTTCCCGATTGATCGCAACTGGTCGATCAGTGGCATCAAGGTGCCTCTGGGTGTCCAATACAAGACGGGCAACATCCGGTTCATCTACCTCGGCACCACCCAGGCTGTCACAGCCAGCACGGTGACACTGAGCGTGCCGCTGGCGGCGGATTCCAGTTCGCAGACGGTGCCGGCGCAGCTGCTGGCTGATGGCTACTCGCTGCGGGCGAACACCAGGATCTGGATCGAGAATCCGCAGGGTGATCCGTGGTCGGCTGTGCTGACCAGCGCAGCATGGGATGCAAACACACCAGATCGGATCAACATTACAGCGGCGTTTAGCAGTAAGTATCCCAGCAAGAGTGGAAACGAGATTCTGATTGATAGCGTTGATGAAAACGGGGATCCAATCCAGATCAATGCGCTGCTGAACAAGCGGATCTATATCCGCCGCTTGGTGGACACCCGTACACCAGCTGAACGCCGGCTGATGTTCTTGGCGAACAACACAGCATCAGCCAGGCTGCCTCAGAGAAACTTCATCATTCAGACCGATCCAGCCCGCACCAATGGGGCGATCTCTGGGCTGTTCAATGCCACCAATCAGGTGTTTGCTGTCAGCACCGTTGGCATCGGCAGCGATAACACTGTTGCTACATCATCTGAGTTCACGCTGCGGACGTGTGCAACTGATCGAGAATACACGGCTGGAGAGTTTTACCCAGCAGGTACAACAGTACGTCGCAACGGCAAACACATCACCGCCACCCGCGATGTGCTGTCAGCTCCTGCTGTGCCTGATAGCGCATGGGTTGAATCGTATGTGCATACGGCATCGGCTTACATCGCTGAAGATCCGATCAAGCAAGAAGGTCGAATCATCACGATTGATACAGATACCCACGACGAACCATATAGCACCACGCTGAATATAAATTGGACGAATGAGCTTACAACCTTAACCAATACAAGGAATCAGTACCGAAGCTCTACTGATTATCGCGGCGCATATCAGTTCCTGCGGGCACTAGGCTTCTCCGATAGCGCTGCCCATACGGCCCTACTGCCTCAACCCGAGGACGATCGGCTGCGTGACCCGGCATCGGCCGTGGACTTCCCAATCGTGCCGTCTGGTGGTGCTGCCAGCAGCCGTGGCAACTGGGCTGTGGAGTTCCGCCGGCCGAGCGTGCTGCGCCTCTACGGGCACGCTTGGGAGTGGGCCGGATTCCTGAACTACAGCAAGGCGATCCCCGCAGCGCAGAAGGATCTGTCGCCACAGAACCTGTTCACGTACTACTTCACCAATGAAGCCGGTGGACGTGTGGTGCCGCAGGGCAGCAACGAGAACGGTTTCAATGTGACACCACAGGGCCTAGAAGATATTGAAACCGGCGTCACGTTGAGCGTTGAAAATGTTGGCGCCAGTCAGATTGACCAGGCGACGCAGACGAGTTTTCAGAGCCTAGACGTAGGGGATCTTACTGTAACCGGAACTATAAACGCAAGGAATGCCACCATACAGTGGCCCACAACTGGAATTACAGCAACTACCGCAAGTGATGGATTTGGTTTTGTTAAGCTCGCTCCGATAGCGAAGCTGACGGCAACAGGTAGCAATGCCGAAGTTGATACGTCAGACGATCAGATCAATGAAACACCTGAAGTTGTAACACTAGGCGGCTTGAATCGCTGGCGTCAAGCTCAAGGCTTGATCAGTGCTAGTACCGGCACGATCACGATCTACGTCCAGAGCACAGCTATAGATCGAAACTTGGATTCGATGCTGAATACACCACCGACCACTCCAGCAAATGCGATTCCAACACTTGCGGCAGCATCATTGTATGCCAATGCTGTAATCGGCAACGGCAACCAGACAGCAGAGATCAGGATTGCACCTGGCATCTACGATCCTGCATCGGTGTGGCAATGCAATGTTGTGCTCAGGGCTTCTAATCCTGCGGTAACCGGATGGCCGCCGATCAATGCAGAGAACAATTCAACGGCATGGTTCCAAGGCAAGAACTTTGGAAACATTGCTACGCAGGTCAACTTTGCTGCATTTTCCATAGAGCTATCGCCGGGCGAAGGAAACAGTTTATATCTTCGCTTGATTGGCCGCGAGATGCGGTTCCAGCGTGGTGTTGATTTTCGTGGTGGGTTCCATTTTCTTGGAGTGCCGCATCTAATTAAGCTGATTCGTGAATTACAAGATAGCGGCAGCCAGAGCACATACCTATCTTCATTGTTTTACGCTGGCAGCCTACCCACCAATCCGAACCCATATACAACTAACCTCAATGACAATGTTAATAAATTCCTTTCCGCCATCAGGGAGGTAACAGGTAAAAATCAAACATACACAGCATCCGCAATGTCTCCTGTCATACGATTAGACGGCGGCAGCAATGACATTGCCGATCTGCGTGGAATTACATTTGGCCCAGGGCTCCCAGGCCGGAAAGAAACGTTCGGCACAGCTAGGGCACCATACATTGCCGTTAATGATACGGTAAGAATTAGACTCAGAAACATTTACATTCTAGGTGCCACAACTGTTGCATCCGCTGATGTCAGTGTTACAGGTGCTATCACCCACTCTGGGTCTGCTCATTACGGGGCAACGATAATTAACTCTCCATGGACGTGGAGGCAAACCCATCATACTTTCATTGGATCAACTGATGAAAGCAGTGGTATTATCAACATCGACAGAATGGGTGGTCAATCATTTTTTGGCGATGCTAGCCTTAATCAAGCAAACTTCTTCGGCACTACTGTAAACGACGTGTTTATCTACATGCCAAACCACATCCATCTTCTCGCCATTGATGGATCAGAGCCGACGAATGATATTGACGGGCCGTTTTTTGATCAATTTATTCATGCCAAACGCGGGCTGAATGTTAAGCGGTCATTCCTAATGTCTGGCAGCATTTCGCCTAGCGGCAATGTCACTGAAGGATTCTTTGGAAGGTTTGGTTCAGCGGGTTCTTCGGGTGAAAACGGTTCAGTCGCTAATACAACAAGAACTAGAGGCGTACTTCTTGGTAATGCTGGCATACTTGACCAAGAACGTGGTGCAAGCGTGTTCTTGGGGCTAGAAACCAGACTTGCTCCAGGCAACCCTGATAACACAGCGCTGACCATCTTCAAAGTTGCTGGATTACCAATCAGTTCAACGACGGCAATCCTGCCTAAGTACGACATCAATGATGCCCCCTTTGGCGAGCCAAGACCAGTGGGTCCAACAGATCGCAAATACAACTGGATCGCCAGTACAGCCGCCTCAAATCAGGCCAACACCCAATTTGC